TGTTTGGGAATTTAAAAATATTTTTTCTTGCTTTTGGTCATATAAAACCCGCGCAAATTTATCATATTTTTTAACTTGTTCTCTTTGTTGCGGGGAGTTCCTTTCTCTATCATATAAAGCATTATAAGTATCATTTGTTGCTATAAATACCACTTTTTCTTTTTTGTATATAGAAATAGGTATTTTGAACGTATTATGAATTTTGTCAAATACGCTTTGGATACTTGATTTTTGCTGTGCAGTTAACAATGACATTATTAGTTTCCATCAACGCCAGCAACTTGTCTTGGCCCGCTTTTATAATAGTTATATTGGAAAACCAAATCTTTTAATTCTATTCCAGCGTCTTTGCTTTGTTGAATTAAGGTTTTAGCAACTTCATTTCTATTATTTCTTTTAATTGTAGTATCGCCTTCTGAAAGCGATATCCAATCAACTTGGCCCAATGGTGAGGTTATATTTTGTAAGACCTTTCTAGACTCTTTCTTGTAGTATTCTTTTAAAAAGTATTGGGTATAAATTCCGCTTTCTTCTGCGCAAAAAACAGGCTCAAAATTATCCCCGCTAACCACAAACTCAGTATTTAATAATACATTTAGATTGCCGATATTATTTTGTAACCAGTAAAAAATATAAGTTTCAGAAATTCCAGTGTTGGAATCAAACTCATTTTCCCAGATTTGATTTGCATATCCGCTCAAAGACATAATTTATGATCTCAACCAGTTTTCCAAATCCCTTCTTTTTTCAACAGGCAAAACACCGTCTTTGTCAAAAAGGTTCCCACCGCTTTCAGATTGATCAATATTAGATTTTGATTTTTCAGAAACAAAGCTTTTGTTTAGTTTTTCTCTTTTTAATTGATTCGGTAGGCCAATCGAAACCCTAAACTTTGCACATAATTCATCCAATTCGACATTGCTAGATCTATTTACCAAATCTTTGAATGAAGAAACTGAATAAGTTAAAAGCCTATTTTTAGTGTTTGTATAAAGAATGGAATCTATTGATTCTTTATCTGAATTTATTTTTTTGCCAATATTTTTTTCCATAGTATTTTTTACACTTTTTCGGTTTATTAGAGATAAAAAAACCCGCCTTAATAGGCGGGTTTGTAAATGTTTTGTTTTTTAGCTTAGGAAATAAGTCCAGTAAGAACTCTGTCATCCAAGATAACGTGGCCCGCTTCTCTGCCCCCGTAGAATCCAATCTTACCTCTACGATCAACGATGAATTGATTGTCAGGTGAAACTGTGAACTGCGAACCCTTATCTGCATCAACGGCGACCATTCTGAATAGTGAGTCTCTTCCCAAGTCAATCGCTAGGATGATTTCTTCATCACTTTGGATTGCTTGTGCGCTCCCACCATTTTTTGGGGTTGCATAGTTGTCTGCGTATGTTGTCGTACCAGCTTTTGCTACAAAGATATCATTGAATCTTTGTCCAACACCCAACTCATTGATTTCCATCAAAGAAACGCCCATGAATTCTGATAGACCAGAAGCATTGAACATTTGTTCTCTAACGCTATCAGGAGCCGCAATTGCGGCGTCACCAGCAGTTGTGTTACTAGGAGTTCCAATCGAAGTGTAAACACCACCTTTAGTGTTGATTGGGTTATAAGCCATTCCGTAGATTTCTTCGATCATTTCAGGCGAAAGAATCAAATCTGTGAAACCACGACCTACACGAGTTTCTGGTGTACCTCTATTCCAAGCAGAGTTGATTCTTTTAGAAAGAGTTCTAAGCTTGTTAAGGTCGTCAGGAAGAAATCTTCCTTTGATACCAGTTCTGAAAACGTGTTTTGAACCGTTTGTTGTGGCATTAGCCAAAGCGCTCATGATAAGAGAAGCAGTTGTCTTTTCCTCTTTGATCATTACTTCTTGCAACATTCTTGTGAATGTTTTTCCAACAACACCTAATCTAGATTGTCTTGCGTATTTCTTTTCGAAACCGTAAGCACTATCAAGAGAGTAAGTCATGAACTTCAACTCTTGTTGAGGGGGAAGTACCATGTTAGTTGCCAACCCGCCCGGTTGTGTTTGCGACCAAATTCTTAGGTGATCCTCTGTTTCAATATCGGAATAAAGATCCAAAGGAAGACTTGGTGAACTATCTTCATTAAAAGTTTCTGTCGTAAAAAGATTTGAAACGGTTGGGGCTTTATTGATAACCTCGTTAAGAACTGGTTCAATAAATTCTGCAACAGCCAATTGAGCTTTATTAGCAAGAGCAATATCGTTACTAGCCATAGCTTTAACTAGCTCTACATGATCTTTTGTGTGTTTTAGTGTAATATTCATTATTTTAAATTTCCTTTTTTAAATTAGATGTTCAATTTCAATAGAACCGAGTTGTCTTGTTTAGAACCGCTTTGTGGTGTTGACAAGAACTTGCCGATTACGTTTTCCATTGTTAGTCCCATTCCTGTTAGACCAACGTATGTAACAGCTTCTGGTTTACCATCGCCACCTACGATTGCGTAAGTTTCGTGAGTTGGTGTCCCAGCGTAATTACCGCTAGTAATTTCAAAGACACCTCTTGATGCAACTGGGACAGCTTCACCACTCAAGCAGATTTGATTTTCAATTCTTTTTTGCTTGTAATAAAGGTATTTTTCTCCGTTTTCGTCAGTATATGCTACTTCGAAAAGTGTGATACCAAGAACGTCTGCTGCTCTTGCCCCACTAGCTGCGGTTGTGAACTTATTAGGAACAACAGGATACATGTCTGCACCGATATGCGCGTAATCAGTTTTTCCAAGTTGTGAAGAATCAACATACTCAACAGGATCTTTAGAGCCGTCTGATGCTGAGATAGAAACAAGAACTCCTTGATCAAGAGTCTGTGTATCAGCAGAGAACAATCCGTTAATGATGTCTTCTTCCGCTACTTGGCGATATGGTTTTAGTCTTTTACTCATGATTTTTTATAAATTTAATTTTTTGTGTTTTTTTATTTTACGTTTACGTTTTCTGATTTAAGATTTGATACGATCTTATCAACAAGATCGCCTTCTTCTTCAACCCTTTGTGAATTTGGAAGGTCTGTTCCTTCTTCGCTTGCTTTAGAAAGAATTTCTTCAAAAGTAAGGCCAGAAACTTTTTCAGCAGCAGCTTTAATTTTTTCTGTTTCAGCTTCGACTAATTTCTTAGCTTCTACTTTAATAGCTTCGATTCTTTCTTCTTTAGCGTTTTCAATTGCTTCTTTATCAAAAGATGCAAAAATAACTTCTAAAGTGTCTTTTTTATAGTTTTCGAAATCTTCGTCAGATTCGCCGATTTGTTTGATTTGATTCAAAACTTGTTTTTTAGCGGCAGTCGATAATTCGTATTTTTCAAGAATTTCGTCCATTCTTGATGTAACCAAAGCTTCTTGATTAGCTTGAGCTTTTTCTGTTTTAAGAAAATCAATTGTTTCTTTAAGAGAATCTACTGTGTCTGAAAGTTTTTGTCTTTCAGCTTTTTCATTTTCTCTTGCAGATTTTTCAGCTTCGATTTTTTCTACCCACTCTTGATTTTTTTCTTTAAGAGTTGATTCGACAACTTTAATTAAATTCGCTTTTGTTTCTTCAGCTTTATCAGTCTTGAAGGCATCTTTGAATTTATCAAGTTCAGACGACAATAGTTTGATTTGTGTTTCGAGTTCCATATTTTTAGATTTATTGTTATTTACAGTGTTTTTATTATTATGTGAAATATTTTTTTCTGGTTTATCAAAAAATTGTAATAATTCTTTATTTTCTTCTTTACAAGAGTCGCTTTTAGCTGTATTAAATATACTTTCTATTTCTTCTCCATCTATGCTTAGTAATGTTTTTTTATCTACTAATTCTATCAAATCTTCTTCGCCAATATTTACAGATACGCCTTTAACATTAGCCGCTGGGTTAGTAGTAAAACCAATCCCAACTGGTAAAGCTGGCCCCAAAATAATTCTCCCCACTGGAGTTCCGTCTCTAAGTTTTCCAGATCCCCCAAATTTCTTCAAATATTTTTTATATTTTAATATGTCTTTTGGTTCCGTGTATATTTCGCATTCTTCTATGTTTTTGCTGCCAACTGCGATTGCATAATATTTAAAAATAATTTCCCAACTTGCTGATATAGCTTGGTACATTGAATCTTCTGGATCAGAAGACCTTTTAATTAAATCAATAAAATTTGGGTTTCCAAGTTTATATAATACAGCAGACGCGCTTAAATAAAAAGGGTCTTTTCTTTTTTTAATATCTTTTGGCTTTAAGATATCATATGTTTCCATTTCATTAAAAGAAACATCAATCATATGACCAACAACTTTTTGTGGCTTGTGTTCTATATTTGTTGGTTTGTGTTTAAAGTAATCGATTACTTCTGTTGCAATTGGGCTAATTAAAGCCTCGCCATTTTCATTAATTTGATTAACAACAGTAATTGGGAAGGCCACAGACAACAAATCGACATTTTTAGAAAAGTCTATTTCATTGCCGACAATTTTTTGTATGTTATCTAAGTTTGCACAAGAAAAATCACACAATTCTTCTTTCGAATGAATGTCTTCAATTTTTGCGATATTACTTTTAAATACCGCTCTTTGAATTTCATCAAACATTAACCAACAATGATTTCGCCAGTTTTCTTGTTTGCCACAGAAATCATTGGCTTATAAACTTCGTATTCCCCTTCTAAACCAAGAGCTTTAATAGCTTTCGATAATTGTTCGTTACTTTTTACGTTCGGCAGATGTCCTTTCATGTGATTTTGGAGGATTTTCATGAAGTAGCCCATTTCTTCTCTAACTGCGTCAAATTTATAATTCATATGATCGTAAACATAGGAAATACTTCTATCCATTTCTTCGTAAGTTGGAGTAGAAGCCATAACTTCTTCTTCTGTCATGTCAGACGCTTTGTTTTCTTTCCAATAGGAAATGTCATATTCTACAGAAGCTTTGTTTAATGTTGGCACGCAACCGAATTTTTCTTTGACCCCATCGGCATATTTTTGAGCCATTTTTTCTGTTAAAAAGTCTGATTTAATTTTCATATCTATATGTTTTACATTTATTTATCTTTATTGTGAAATTTTTTGCTGTGATATATAATAGCGGAATTGAATATATTTTCATTGTATTTTTCGGCGATATTATATATTTCTGGATTGGTATCAAAAGATGTTAACAAATTAATGTCTTTAGAAACTTTCTCTATATTTTTGTGCCAATCTTTGTTTTCACTAGAAGCGACAACAGATTCAACCATATGATCTATAAACTTTTGATCTTTTTTTGTAATTCTTTTTTTTGCTTGATTTTGTTTGTATTTTTCTTTTCCGTATTTTTCTAATTCAGAAATTGCAAAAACAACATCAGCAATGTCTTTTTTATAAAGAACTTCTTTTTTACTCGCAGAAGATTTTTGTGCTAATTCAGAAGGTCGGCCAGAAGATGAAATAGGTGGTTTTTTAGCACCGCCAGCCCCCCCATTTTCTTCTTTCCCCACTGGAGTTCCACCAACAATAGGATTATATAGTCCTTCTTCTCTTTGTTGTAAAAATTCTTTTTGTGATTCTTCTAATTTTTCTTTTGTAGGATAAACCCCTGTTTTTAAGAATTCAATTCCAGTCTCTGGTGTTAATATCCCCAACTCCATTAACCTTTGTGCGACTCTATTGACAACATTTTCATCTTTTAGGTTCATTTCTTGAAATTCCGCTGTAGGAGACTTTTGAAATCCAGCTTGTTCACAGATATCATCAATTTCTTGTTGAATAAAAGTTTTAAAATTAGCTCTTGGTTCTTTGATTCTTTCTAAGAATATCTTTGTTTTAATCATTTGATTAGCGAATTTACCCTCACTAGAAGAACCAGTTCCAAGAATAATGTTTTGCAAGCCCTCTTTAATGTCTTCGTTTACGATCTCGTACTTCTCTTTCCCAAGGACTTTCTTTAAATCTGGAATAACGAAATCAGCTTTAGTTGTATAATCAGAAACCAAAACACGGCCAACGCTTTGATTCAAGAAAAGGCTTTGCATAGCTTTGATGTGTTTAGGATTAACACCGCCTTTTTCTGGTTCATTACCCATTGTGATAAGCAAAACAATTTGTTCTACTGTTCGGCATATTGCTTGGTCTATTTTTTTAAGCTCTAATTTCCAGTTTATATCATCCAATACTGGGTAAACAAAAGGGACTCCAAATGGCTCATAGTCTTGTTTCTTATAAAAAGAATACCTTATCTTTTCTGGGTCCAATTCAATATAAAGGCCATCATCCAACCAAGTTCCTTCTTTGATTTGCCTTTGCGTTTCTTTTGGAAGTGCATCGAAAATTTGTTGATCCCTGTCTGTTTTTGGATCTCTAAGTCTTTCTAACTCGTATTGAGACAAAGCTTTTTGGTAATTACCATTATGGAAAGAAGACGAGTGATACAAAGAAATTTCATAAGGGTTTAATAACAAATACCTTATTGGAATATTTAAACTTTTTACATTGTAAATTTTTGAAATCTGTGCGATTTCTTCTAAAGAAAATTTTGCGTTTATTCTATAAAGAAAAACATTGCCAGAACGGTAAAATTCTCTGAAAAATTGGTCTTTTAAGCTTTCTATGTTTATTCTTTTTAGCCAAGATTTAACAAATTCGCGACTCTGTTTTGTTCCACCCTCTAGGTACATTTCTGAATTCGCAAATTCAGACATAATATCGATTGTGTTTCTTACAATAGAAATATTGGCATAAGCTTTTTGTGTAAGCTCAATAGCCTTTCTCATTGTTATACCATGTTTTGTGGTACTGAAAGGCATATTTAATTGGTCTATATTATGATATCTAGCATCTTTGCTATCAACAAAAACCTGATTAAATCTTGAACCAGTTGTTCCAGTAGAGTTGTTTCTTCTTGCTTTTGAGAGATTAGAATTAAATAAATTCGGCGAATCATCACCCATTGGCTCCCAATCTTCGCCGAAAGACACGGAATGAGAAACTTTAGGTGTATTTGAAGGGGTTTCTTTACCCAATCTCTTGTTCCAGTAATCTAAATTCTTTTTTTTATAAGGTCTTTTTGTCTTTTCAGGCATAAATATTTTTACACAATTTTACTTTGAAAGTAGAAATTAAAACATAACTGGAGTAAAACCACCGTATTCTTCTTCGTCTGACATATTATTCATCTCATAATATAATTGTACAAACCAATTCCCAAGCACCAAAGCAGAGTAGGAGTCTTTACGGGTTTTATACTTACCTTTGTCTCTTTTCAAACTATCAGGTAAGTCAAAGCTTCTATTTCCAAGCGCAGAAACTTTTTGTATAATTAAAGCTGTCTCGTTTATGGTTAAGTCTATATTGTCGCTTTGCTTTTCGAGGAAATCAATCACTTTACTTTGTTCTTCAATTTTGTCGTTGTATTTTAATTCTGTGTCAAATTTTATGTTTTTTAGATCTATTTTTTTCAGATCTTTCATATTTGTTTCCAGATTGTGTCTAGAAGCAAATAGTATTTTTTGTTTTTCAAAGCTTTTGCATAACATTTCATTTGATTGTCTTATCCAATTTGAAGAAGGAGTTCTTAAAAACACATAATCTTTATAGTCTGGCTTGTAGAATCTTTTTAATTTTTGCAGCTCTTTTTTTCTCTCTCTTTTGCCTTCGTCAGAATTGTCACTCTCTGTTTTGACAGAAGGAAATATTCCAAGATTAATATTTTGGTCTTTAAATAAAGCGCTTTCATTGCAAGCTTTTATAAATTGATCCCCGCCGTTATAGTCGCCTATAATCCCGACAACATTAAAATTTTTCAATAAATACAAGAAGTAATTCATATGGGACTCTAATTGTTGGCCTCTCAAAGCATAGCTATGGACAACTATCCCCGCTTTTTTTTCTTCTACAAGTTTTATAACATGAATAGCAAAATCATCTGACGTATCATTACCAGCCCAAGATGGGTCAAAAGCAATAATGTATTTTGTTCCACCCTCCCCTTTTAATTCTACCATTGGATATTCACCTATGTTTAACGCACACTCTTTTATTGTTTTTAAATTAAAGAATCCAGAACTATCGTCTGTAAATTCAGCGCCGAACTCCCTTTTAAATTGGGCTTCTGTCATTGTTG